GAGTAGAATCTTTTTTTATTCTTGCAGTATTGTAATCTACATGCTTTGTATCAGTAGGTAAAGCATAACGTGGTACTCCGGGTACTAGCGTAGAAGAATTGTTTGCATGATTAAAAGGGTAAGCAAATTCTCTTTGATTAATGTAACGTATTGCTTCGTTGACTGCGTTCTTACATTGTATCTGTATACCTCTAGCATTTGTAAAATTAGATGAAGTTAGTGAGACTTCGTTCATACGGGTAATAACATCATTAGCTAATGTAAGATATGTAAGTGTCATTATGTTACCTCAAGATGTGATAAAGGGGCTAACTGTTAAGCCAGCCCCTAAAGATTTTTATGCTAAATAGTCACGGTCAACTTCGTTAGCCGTAAAGTCACCTATTTCGCTGACATCCATCAACATAGCAAACACACGTAGTTTACCTGCTGTAAATGTTGCACCATCACCTGCAAATGTCACATCAAGTGTATCTGCAGCAGCCGCAACAAGCACACCGGCTTGCGCTACTGTTGGTGCATAAACACCGTCAGATGCACCATCAATATCAAATGCGGCAACGTACTCATTATCGTCAACTGCAGTACCAAGAATAGCAGTGGCGTTAGTGCCTGTATTCATAGTTGCACTTTCTTTGACCTGAATACCAGCCCAAAGAATTACAGTGTCCGTAGGAACAGTCAAAGCTTGCACAATGTCACCTGAAGAACAATCAATCGCACTTTCAGTAAGATCAATAACATTCTCAATTAAGTAAGGTTTACGTGAAGGATTTCCTTTTCCGTGGGCGGATTTTAGAAATGTAGTAAGAGTAGCCATAAGTTATTTCCTCCCTTATGCTGCGTTATATTTAGCAGTAACGATTGCTTCTGGACGAAGAATCTTCCTACCGTATAAATGCATACCACGAACGATGTCAGCAAAGCTGTCAGGATCTCGATACGATTCGGTTTTATTGATCTGCTCTGCGGTTGCCACAGCAGAATCATGACCAGCAACGATAACACCATAGTTAGTGTTTTGGTTAGCTGAACCTGATGTACCTGCTCCAGTACCTACTGCTGGTAAGTTGCTTGATGAATACAAACGGAAGCCGTGGAAGTTATTAATAACTAATCCGTTACGTAATGCACCTGATTCACCGAAGTCAGCATTCATGAATCTAGAATCTTCGTCTGCGAGGATTTCTAAAAACACTGGATCGACTACCAGCCAGCGACCTTGTGAGTCAACTTGCTGTTGGTCTAGTAAACGCTTCATACGTGCAACGACCATTGCAGGAGATGCAACAGCAGTTGGAAGAGCAGTTGCTCCCGGTAAACGTGGTGCTAATGGGATCGAGTGATCGCCAGCAGAACTTGTAGTGATGTTACCAAATGAATCTTTACGTAGTTTCATTGAAGTTAATAGTTCATCAGTACCAGCAGTAGCTACAGCAATAGAGCCGTTTACTGTAGTGTTAACAGTGTCAGCATTTGTGTGAACAGTGCCTTGCTTATAACCTGCTAAGTAACCTAGTACTTCTTGGTCATGATTATCAGCCAAGCGGTAAGCCGCACGGTTGGTTGCCATGTCCATAAAATTCAAATGACTATGCGCTTCTTCAATATCATCAATCTTAAATGCAAAGTAGTTTGCTTTGTCGATTGTAAGTGAAAAATCTTCGTCATCTAAATCTTGTGCAGCTACTTGAGTACCACGAGAGTAACTTTTTACACTCACCTCAGGTTCTTTTATAATTTTCACTGTATCGCCTTGTGCAGCGATCTCACCGAAATAATCAGAGTTAGTTATGTCGCCACATACTGTGGACTTGCGGAATGCAAGTTGTACTTTTTTAGAATAAATAATTGAACTGAAATTGCCGTTAGGTAAATTTCCGTGTCCGGTTGCGGATGCAAAAGCCATGAGTAAATCCTCCGTTAGGTGTTTGGCTTATTTTTAAGTAAGCTAAACGAACCGATAAGAGGCTGTACTTTTTAGGGTGCATGTATATTTAAGTTGTAAGGATCAGTTACAGATCTTAAACACCACGGGCCTATACTTGTTCAGGTAGGTCTTATTATTGGTATGTTTAGACTTGATGAGATAGTGTCTTAATAGTAAGGTGGTCACAGTGTGAGGCTTACTACATCTTAAAGACACCTATAGTTATACGTTATAGTCTATAGATGTCAATACTTTATTTGCAATTAACGTGCACCGCCTGTCATATCGTAGGCAAACTTACCTGCACGTATTGCTTCCATGATAGCATCAGAATGTTTTTCATACTGATCAGACGACATCTTGTGTACCTGAGACTCGCTGTACTCGATAGTACCTTCGTTAGAGTCAGGCTTAGTAGAACGTTTAGTTACTACTGCAGAAGCCGCATCTTTATTAGATTTCTTCTTAGACTTATTATCTAAACCATTGTGCATCTTGTATAGATCTATTACACGAGCAACTGATGCAGGATCTTCAGAGTTGTCATATAAGGCATCTTTGACCCACTTAGGTTCTTTCTTAGCCCAATCGTGGAAAGCGTCACTGTCACGTAGTTCATCAAAGTCAGGATGTATAGCTCTGATTTCTTGCTCTAACTTACTGCGAGTAGCTTCTTCACTAATACGATCAATCTCTTGTAGTCTTGCTTCAGCACCAGAGAATCGTTCCTCTGCTTTCTTAGATGCAATAGTTTCTACTATAGCGGCAATGTCAGGGAACTCGCTTGCCCATGCCTCAATGTCTTCATCAGACTTAGGTGGCCTAAGAGTACCACTGGTTTCAGCATTCTCTAGTTTAGTTTGTAATTGTTTAATCTCTGCAGATTGTTTATTTAAATGATCACGTAAGTCACTGTAACGTTTCTTATAAGTACGTTCTTCACTGGTTAGCGCTTCATCTTCTTCAACAGATTCTTTACTGAGTTCTTTAGATTCACCATCAGGTTCTTTATCTTCTGAAGTATCTTCCTCATTTGATTGTCCTTCCATGAGCTTTTCTAGTGCTTCTTCTTCTTCTTGTATTCGCCGTTGATTAGCTTTATTGTTATACTTTGGATCAACGAACCCTGCAATTTTGGGTGACGATATTGTTTCTAATTCAGGCATATTGTTTTCCTTTATGTTGGGGCCAGCCTAAGCTGGGTAGCCTTATAGTTTTTTATAGGATAGTCTTTGTGTTATTTCTTTTTGTTTTTCTTCATCAGGCCGCCTTTGGCTCTGCCACCACTAGCCCAAGTACCACCAGCTTTAGTATACGATTTTTTTAAATCTTGAACATCTTTAGAAGTTCCAGACTTAGCTATACTTTTAGGAGCAGATGGGTTTTTGTCTCTTCTTTCTTTTTGTGCAACTACCATAGCTGATTTATTAGCGTCTGCTCTTGCTTTATCTTGTGCCTTTTGTTCAGCTGAGGCTTTACCTGTTGCAAGAAGGGTTTGTGTTTTATCAACTCCCTGTTTATCTAAATTAGCTTGTCTTATTGCTTCTTTTCTACTAGCATTAGCCATAGCCGCCTCGCCTGTAGATTTAAACAAATCATCCTCAAGCTTATCATTAATTATATCAGATAGACCCCAACCATTAGATACTAGACCCATAGCAAAACCGTCTAATCCATTTGCTTCTTTATATTGTGCGGCTAGTTCCTTAAGTTCTGCGATCTCTTCGGGAGATGTTTCTCCTTGTTTTTCTAACATACGTATGTGTGCATTAGTCTGACCTAGTATCATAAGTTCTGGTCTTTTACCCATAATGCCTGTCTTATCAAACTTACTAATAAGCTGTATAATACCAGCTTGTGCTTCTAGTTCAGCTTCCATAGCCGCTTTGGTAGTTTGATAAAGACCTTCAGTACTACTATAATCATACCTTTTCATCCAATCAGTATCTTTCTTGGATTCATCTAGTAGCTTTTGAGAGTCACTACGAGTGTCCTCTTCTTGACTGTTATATTCAGGTACTACTGTTTCTACAGGAAGTGGCCCCATTATATAACCTGCAGGTACAGCCTGTGTAGGTTGATTGGTAGCTTTATCGTGAGCTATCATCATAGTGTCTCTTGTAGTAGGGTTGTGATACTCTACCATGATTGTTTCAATCTCTTGTACGGGAGAAGTTCCTGATCCTGCCCCTCCGCCAAAGGCAGAAAAACCTAAGCCGTAATTACTAGGAGTAAAACCTAATCCTCCAGTATTAAAAGCTCTTTCAGTCTGGCTATTAGCTGTCTTCATCTCTTGAGGATTCATGTTAGCACCAGTAGTATTTAGAGTAACGCCTCTCTTACCTAGTTCTTGCATTAACGTAGGGCTATTCTGTGCGGCTACCATGAACTTGTCAATAAGTGCATCTACTCTTGTAGGGTCAGCGTTTAGTGCAGATAC